TCCCCACGTGGGGATGGACACCTGCCACGTCTGCGGCGGGGCCTTACACTACGATTGCGATCCCAAGCGCAATGGCTGGCTCACTTGCTCCCACTGCGGCCCGGTGTACATGCCGGTTCAGCGTCACCTTAACCGGCGGGCTGCTATATGGCGGAACAGCTCCCACTGGCGAAGGTACATATGGCTACCTACTTGCTGTGTGGGTAGATATGGCCGTTACATCCGGATCCACATCGCCTGCAGCCCCGAGGAGGCCGCCCGCCGCGTCGCAAAGCTGATCGTCGCCTTGGAGCGCGCCTGATGCAGACCATTGCCACCTTGTTCAGCGGCGGTGAGGGCGTAGGCGTAGGGGCGCGTGCTGCAGGCTATCGCCATCTGTGGGGCGTCGAGCTCAAGGCATCTGTCGCAGAGGTAGCAGAGGCGAATGGATTTCGTTCGATTGTCGAAGACGTGCTCGCCCTGGATCCGGAATGCCTGCCGCGTCCAGACGTGCTGCACGCCTCCCCGCCCTGCCTGGATGCCAGCGGTGCCAATGGCGACCGCACCGAGAGCGAGATCGGCAAGGCATTGGGCCGCGCCATCGCCCGCTTCGTGCGCATTCTGCGGCCGCGCGTGTTCACCCTCGAGAACATCTGGTACTATCGCACCTACGAGAGCTTCCAGACCATTGTGCGCACCCTATTCGCCCAGGGCTACATGGTCGATTGGGAACACGTCAACGCGGCAGACTATGGCGTGCCCCAGACAAGACAGCGGCTGATCTTGCGTGCGGTGCACGGCTCGCTGCTGCCGCCGCTGCCTCCTCCAGAGCCCTGGGTTGGCTGGTACGAGGCCATCGAGGACCTGCTCCCGACGCTGCCCGAGAGCGAGTTTGCACCCTGGCAGCTGGAGCGGTTGCCCGAGCACCTATCGCAGGGCGCGCTGTTCTCCAACCAGAACAGCCACGATCAGGAGGGCAACTGCTACGGCACGATCTATCGAGAGGCAGGCGAGCCCTCCATGACGGTGCGCAAGGCGCTACTCAATACGCGCGCCTTCCTGGTGCATCCCAATGCGGACTGTGACCGGTTCGTGGCGCGACGCGGGGAAGAGCCTACGTTCACCATTGGAGCCAACAATCACGGCTTGCCGCGGGCGTTCATTCCGGACAACCAAAATGCACGCAGCAATGGGCCAGTTACAGTGCGAACCGAAGGCGAACCTATGTTTACTGTTTGTGATGCCTCAAAAGGTTATCCACGAGCATTCCTGATGCCAGGCTATGGCAACACTGGTCGAACAACCGCACGCGAGGGTAAGGGCATGCGCTATGAAGAACAACCAGCGACCACGGTCCCAAGTCTCAAAGGCGGTGGCACATTACCTCGGGCCTGGCTGTCCAATGGATGTGTCGTGCAGATGACGCCGCGTGCCCTGGCCCGGCTCCAGACATTTCCTGACACCTATGTCCTGCCCGAGTCGCGGGCTCTGGCTTGCTACGTGATCGGGAATGCGGTGCCGCCTCTGATGTACCAGAAGATCGTCGGTCAGTTCATATACGAGGATAGATGATGCAGACCTACACCGTCGATGTCGACCAGCCCCTGCAGATCCACCACACCTGCACCGTCATGCAGAACGGCTGGATCCCCATCACCGCCGTCGTCGCCCGCGTCCAAGAGAGCAACCTGGTCCTCGTCTTCAGCGGCCGGCGCCGCATGTTCCTGCGCGAGGGCGACCAATACGTGAGGAGAGAGGGATGATGAGACGCAAGTATCGCATGGCAGAGGTGATCTATCCCAAATACGAGATGCTCAGATTTTCCATTACCGTCGGTCCCATGACGGGCATTGCCTATCCAATTGGCTGGCAAGACGGCTGGGCGCAGTGCGCATGGGTTCGGGGCGGGTGGAGCTGTCCCGCGCCAGCGGACGACGGCGACACCGTGCAGGTCGAGCAGGGGGTGTTGTGGTGAGCTTGACGGCACAGAGAGAGTGTGGTATGATAGTGAGCGAATCGCCAGAATCGGGAGCGGGTGTCTTTTTTGCGGGCACCCCTTCACAATCGCATACATGGCTTGTGAGCAAAGAGCCGCAACTTACTGCGCCCGCCTCGATTCTGGCGATGACAGGTGTCCGCATGTAGGTTGCGGTTTTTTGCGTTCCACCGGGAGGCGAACATGGAAGAACTACGGACGTACCTGGGCGAGCTGTTCAAAGGCAACGAGGGCGAGATCCTCACCACAGACCATCCCCGCTTTCGAGAGTTCCGCGTGCGCCTGGCGCGCTGGCTGGCTACCCGGCGCGCGTACAACGACTACCGCTATTCGCGCTACGTGCTGGAGGAAATGGGCGACTTTGACGTTGCGGCAACACTGGCCCACTACAGGAAGCGCGGCGGCTACTGCGATGTTGAGATTCTGTACAACGTCGCGCCAGAGGAGGCGCGGGGATGAAGGTAGACATCATCGCTCTAGATCGCGCCATGTACCGCATCTCACAAGACCCCAAGCTGAAAGACCTGGTAGACAAGTATGGATACGAGCCAAGGCGACGATATGAGAACGTGGCGGGGAGCAAGCCCATGAGTTCCGCGCAAACCACGCTCATCATCGAGGAGGCCGCACACCGTTATCTGGTCTACCGCGACCTCTTGAAGCTAATAAGAGGCGTTTGGGAAATGGACGCTGACGACTGGACATCGGCAGATGCGATGTTCATTATCAATGTCTTGAAGGCCGCTCCACTTGATCCTATCTGGCAAGATAAGGAAGACGCAAAAGACGCCGAAGATTGGGCACACCAAATGCCCTACGAGGAATACCTGGATACCTCACACTGGCGCAACGATGTGCGCCCTGCTGCGCTAGAGCGCGCGGACTACAAGTGTCAGCTTTGTGGCGTCCGTGGCACAACCCTACACGTCCACCATAACACCTACGAGAACTTGGGCGACGAGCGGCCCACTGATCTGATCGTGTTGTGCGGGGAATGCCACGACCACTTTCACCAATGGAAGGGACGGCACTAGGTGGCTGACTACCGACAGATCCATACGTGCATCTGGAAGGATTCGTGGTTCATCGAGCTCCCCCAAGAGTTCAAGCTGCTCTTCATCTACCTGTTCAGCAACGAGCGGGCATGCCTTGCAGGGCTGTACGACCTCTCTCTCAAGGTTATCTCATTCGAGACAGACCTTGACATGGAAACTATCAAGGCCGGCTTGATACAGTTCGAGGACGATGGCAAGGTGTATTACGAGGACGGGATGGTGTGGGTGCCCACCCTACTGCGCCACAACGCCAAGAACATCACCAGCCCCAAGATCCAGGCGCATCTCAACACGCTGATCGAGAACACGCGAGAATGCCCGCTCAAGGCCCGGTGGATAGCCTACTACAACGCTATGGTAGACGACAGATACCGTATGGATACCCTATCTATACCCGATCCAGAGCCAGAGAGCGAGCATGAACATGAACAGGAGCATGAACACGAACAAGATGACCTTACGGGCGCTGACGCGCCACCCGCTACGTTCCCGGAGTGGCAGGATGCGATTCGGAAAAGCCGGAACCGCACGGCCACCTTAAGGTGGATGTGTGAGGTGCTGTACCCCGGATTGGACCCGCCCGATTATGGATACATTGGCAAGGTGGCACGCAAGGTGGGCGGAGCGGGGCGATTGGCGGACCTCTTATGGCAACATAGCACGCGCCCTCCAACGGGTGATCTACTGGCCTACATTCAGGCAGTGGTAAAAGGCAACGGGAGTGATGGCGGGCTGACCCCGGCCCAACGAGCTGCCAAGCTGGTAGCAGAGATGGAGGCAGAGGATGGCGAGTAAGGCGCAGATCGGCAAGCTGATCAGCATCATGGCAGCGGCGCTTCCCTCGTTCAAGCTGGGCAGTGGGCCAGAGGGCGACACTCGCCTTGCGGAGATGATCCGCGCTTACCACATGCTCCTGGGCGACCTGGAGGTGGATCTGCTTACCAAAGCGGCGCTGCACGTCATCAGCAAGGGAACGTTCTTCCCATCGGCGGGAGAGTTGCGGCAGGCGTATTTTGCGCTGGCGGAGCAGGCCGATGGCATCCCGTCCGCGCCGGAAGCGTGGGGCGAGGTGATGCGGCTGTTCCGGCGGGGCTTCTCCCGCTACAACGCTCCATCGGTAGACGATGTAAGCCATCCCCGCGTCTACCGGGCGATGGAGGCCATTGGCGGCTGGCGGACGCTGTGTAACAGCGACAACGCAGCAGCAGACCGCGCCCGGTTCATTCAAGCCTACGAGACCTACACCGGGCGGGACCGTGAGACAGTGCGGATGCTGCCAGAGGTGCGCCAGGCCGTGCAACGTGTAGGGGATGGCGGATTCAAGCGCATCGGGGCTGTCGCCAAACGGCTAACCGATGGAAAGGAGACGCCATGAAAACCCTACTCCCCCTCGCCGTTCTCGCCCTTCTCCTGGCGCTGTGCTGCGCGGCCTATCCGACCGCTGCCGCCTCCCCCGTCTCCCCGCTGTACCCGGATCTGCCGCCCCGCCCGCTGCCACCCCGTCCACCACCCAACCGCGTGGCGCCGTCACCGGGCACTGCCCCCGTCTACGTCGGCCTATGGTGGCGGGGGCCGGACGTGGCATGCGCGCTGTGGCAAGTGGGGGATGGCTATAGACTGGAGTGTGACCAATGACCGGACGTATGAGCTGGGGCCGGCGGCGCACCGTGTCCTTACGCGGCGTGCGCCCGGAGCAGCACCGACGGAAGCGGGGGCACGTCTCGCTGTTCGGCAAGCTGATCGAGCGTATCTGCCGGGGCACGACGACGCAAGCGGATGCGTGGCACGTGCTGTCCTTGCATTCCCGTATGATCCGCGCCGAGGCCGAGCGGGACGTGTTGCGGGCTACCATCAGACAGATGGAGGAGGGGATGGAACGTGAGACACTGCGGGATTGGCGATGACCCCCGCCATCTACGCCGACGACCTGCGCTGCGGCGACGTGGTGCAGCTTCCCGACGGGTCCACGATGCGCGTGGACACGCTGTGGGAGTTCACCTGTGGCGTGGTGTGGGCGTTCGACGCGGACGGCGGGCGGCAGGCATGGCGTGTATGGGAGACGGTGGAGGTGAGTGATGAGTAGAGAGCTGGACGATCGAGTAGCCAAGGCGCTGGGATACGAGGTGATGGGCTGGGAGCCATCACGACCTGACCCCGAAGCGCCAACGTGGTATGTATGGTCATGGGCCGATGAGAAACACCCTGTCTATCTGGCCCACTGTATCTGCGACATTGTGGATGAGTGGGATGAAGAAGAGATCCTATCCTGTGGACATTATGCAGGATGCCTTGAGGTGGTGCCATTCTACTCCACTGACATCGCCGCCGCGTGGGAGCTGGTGGAGATGGCGGCAGGAAGAGGATGGGTAGTTACTGTGCGCCAGATGAGGAGGGGCAAGGCAAAGGTACGCATAGGTCTTCCCTTCTCTGCGGAGGCATCTACCGCCCCCGAAGCCATCTGCAAGGCGTTCCTGGCCTGGAAGGAGGCGCAATGACGGTGACAACTGAGGACGCTACGCAGATGGTGGAGACGGACGCCGATCGCATGCGCCGCTTGCTGATGGTGGCCTACAGCCAGTGGCAGGGCGATGCCTTCCGCGACGATCTGCCAGACGAGAAGCACCTGCGCGTGTGGTTCAGCGTGGGCGAGCTGCGCGAGATTGCCGAGCTGGTGGGCACCGATGACCACTGAATCGGACATGCTGGCGCTGTGTGATACTTATATGGAGACGTGTGGCTTCGTGGTGCTCAAATATTCCACAGATCGACGCACCCGCGCTCAACTGGCCGGCCACCCCGACCGGGTGTACCTGGGGCACGGCTACTGCCTGTTCATCGAGGGCAAGGTCGGCACCAACGGGTTCACGACAGCGGAGGAGGACTGGTGGGCGGAGGTCGGCCCCCACCTGGCGCTGGCGGACAACATCGTGGGGATGGTGTGGCGCTGCCTGGACGATGCGCGGCGCTGGGTGGAGCACTCGTCCTGGACGGAGAGTACAGGGGGGACGAGGTGATGGGCGAATCCCAGTTCTTTCACGGGGCGCAGCCGTGGGGCTACCACACGCACCGGGCCGATGCGTGGACGGGGCAAGCGCACCTGGTCCGCGAGCTGGACGACCTCGACCGGGTGTGCTTCGACTGCCCGTATCCAGACGGGTGTCATATAGGATACCCGCTCTGTCCGTTTGACACGGATGCGCGACAGAAAAAGCGGGTCTATGACATCGCCTACAAGCTGGTGCGCCGTGAGGTGCAGCGGGCGGAGCAGGCGGTGAGGGAGAGCGTGCTTTCTAGTGCGGATTAGACTAGCTACGATTAGCTTCGTCGTACCACTACAGTGGGGGTAGCGTCTGGGAGGACGTATGGCAGAGCCGGGGCGAGCGGCGTGTGGACCCGTCAGCGAACATCGGCGGGCACGATGGCGAGAGCTGGCCGAGGAACGCGAGTGGACGTATCTACAGAAGGGCTACCTGATCTGCATGCACCTGCGCGATGGGGAAGCGATGCGGACGTGCGACGTGGCCGACCTGATGGGCGTGACGTGGGACAACGCCTATCGTGCGATGACGCTGCTTGCTGTGGCGGACCCCGCCATCAAGCAAGATGAGCGGAGCTTGTGGTATCTGGATTTCGAGCAATTGAGCTGCTAATACCCTAACCAGTAGGGTATTCCCCATGGTATGCTTACCCTAGGAGACAACTAACACCTCGTCACCTAGGAGGAGCGTGCCTTGCAGATTGACACATCGCTTCTATCTCAAGTCCTAACCTGGTTCGTCAGCGGCGGCGGTGCGGGCATCGTCGCCTATTTCTTGATGGAGAAGGTGCGCCCGCTGGCCGAGCTGACCAGCGAACTCAAACGATACGTGTCCTTATCTCTCGCTGCTGTCCTGGGGATGGCGGCGTTTTCTATAGGCGTGGCATTGGGCTACACCGAGCAGCCGGCCACCGCGCAAGCCTGGGCGGAGGCGCTGTTTGCCGTCGCGTTCATTGCCACCAACCTGGGCCAGATCATTCACGGACGCAAGCGTTTGCGCTCACCTGGCTAGCTGCACCTCGTGAGGGGCGCACGGGGATCCCGACCTGATGACCAACCCAACACCGTATAACGGGCGCGTGCCATTGGAGCGATTTCTCGATGCGCGATTTGCCGCCGTCGAGGACCATATGGACACGCGCTTCGATGCGCTGATTGAGGCGTTTCACGAGCACTGCGCGGACGCCTCGGATGAACACAAGGACCACGAGGGCCGCCTGCGGGCGCTGGAGAAGCAGACCCCGTGGCGCAACGTGTCCGAGGCCGTGACCGGCGGGATCGCGCTCGTGGCGATGGCGCTGGGCCTGATCGACGGCTAGATGGCCGAGCTGCCCAAATACATCCAGCAACGTGGGAACCGATACCGGATCGTGTTCCCGGCGGGGCTGTTTGAACATAGATACCATTCGACGCACGATTCACTGGCAGAGGCCGTCGCGGTTCGTGACGCGGCGCTGCTGGAGATCGGCGTCGAGCCGCCGGACGATGATGCACATGAACAACCGAATACAGCCGAGTTTGCCGGGGCGGGCAACTATGCCGACGCTTCCAGCACGGGCGACCAGATCGGCACGCTGGCCCAGCTCATCGAGGCGTGTGACGTGGACCTGGACGTGTGGCGCGTCAGGGATTGGTCGGTCAAGGCGTGGGACGGATACGCCAAGAAGGAACGGGCGGACATCACCTGGCGCGGCGGGGCGATTGACGAGGGCTACGTCAAGAAGTTGGGCATTGAGACGAAAACGCTCTACAGCGTCCACGCATCGTTCATTCGCCGCGAGCTGGTGGCCGTGCAGCCGACGATCCAGCCCATCGTGTGTCCGGTCACCTTCGAGCCCCCGGCGGGGCCGGGCGACGCGGACCTGGTGCGCACGCTGGTGCTGGCCGATCCGCACTTTTGGTTCCGGCAGTGGCGCGGGGTGCAGCAGCCGATACACGACACGCGGGCGCTGGACATCGCCCTACAGATCGCGGACGAGGCACAGCCGGACCGGGTGGACGTGCTGGGTGACCTGCTCGACATGACTGACTGGACGAGCAAGTTTGTGCGCTCACCCGAATACTGTGGGCAGACCCAGGCGGCACTCCGGGCAGCGTACGAGTGGCTGTATCAGATACGGAGCCTGCTACCCGATGCGGAGATCCGACTGTACGAGGGCAACCACGAGGCCCGGATGCGCGACGCGCTGCTGACGCATCTGCCCGTGGCCTACGGGCTCAAGGCGGTGGATGAGCTGGACTTGCCGCCGGCGCTCTCGCTGCCCAAGCTGCTGGCGCTGCACCAGCTTCAGATTGAGTGGGTGGGCGACTACCCGGACGAGCTGGGGTGGCTCAACGACGTGATTCGACTCAGCCACGGCGACCAGACGAGCAGCGTGCCCGGCGGGACGGCGCGGAACATGATCAGCGAGTCCACGGTCACGCACATTTTCGGCCACATCCACCGGCGTGAGTGGGTGAGCCAGACGCTTCATACCCGCCACGGGCAGCGGGTGATCGAGGGCTTCTGCCCCGGTTGTTTGTGTCACGTGGATGGGCGCGTCCCGGCCAGCAAGGGGGAGCTGAACTGGCAGCAGGGATTGGCGGTCGTGGACTATGAGCCGGTGGGCACACACAAGGCCATCGTGCCCATTGCCATTGAGCAGGGCGCGGCATTGTGGAACGGGAGACGGTTTGTGGGGGACGATGGCGGCGAGGGCGAGGGCGGAGGGGTTGGTTAGGGTGACCACACGTGTAGCCGCCATCATCACTTCTCCTCCTTTCTGCACCGGGGGCCGGGGAGGGCTGGGCACCCGATGATCCGGCCCTTCGGTGCGAGCTGATGGACGCCATCACCTTCTCTGCGCAGGTGGCACGGGTGCAGACGCTCGCGGACGGTGGACTGCGCTTCACGTTGGACGCGCCGGAGAGCAGCGTGATGCAGGCGGCGGAGCTGATGACGTGCAAGCGGTTCGGGGTGGTGTTGCAGGTGACGTGTGAGGCACTAGAGCAGGACGATGACGGAGAAGACGGAAAAGGTAGAAAACTGCACATCTGACCGTCTGGAGGCGATTCTGGCCGGATTGACTACCGATCAGATGCGCTTCGTCATTGCGCGCCAGGAGTACTCCACAGACAAGGAGGCGGCGGCGGCCATTGGCATCAGTGCGCGCACGGTGTATGGCTGGCCGGATCAGGTCAAGGAAGCGGTGCGCCTGATGGCGATGGATGGGCTGATTATGGCCGCCCACATCCGACGGCGCAATCTCGCCAAGGCGATGATGGTCAAGGTGGCAGGGCTGGACCTGGATGATGACGGCCTCCGCCAGCGGGTAGCGACGGAGATTATTGAGTGGGAGATGGGGCGAGCCACGATGCGCCAAGAGGTCACAGGCGCCGACGGCGAGCCGCTGACCGTTCGCTTTATCGACAGCAACGTATCGAGCGATGACGTATGATGTACCGAGCTTCTATGGCGACAACCGAGATGCGTTCCGGTGCCGCGACGCGGAGGTGCTGCTCATCGGTCCGGCGGAGACGGGCAAGACCTTCGGGCTGCTGTGGAAGCTGCACCTCTGTGCGCTCAAATATCGCAAGGCATCTATCGTCATCTTACGCAAGACCTTAACATCCACATATTCGACCGTGCTGGTCACGTTCCAGGAGAAGGTGCTGGGCGAGTCGGCGCAGATCGACACCTACGGCGGCGAAAAGCCGCAGTGGTTCGACTACCCGACGGGCGCCCGCATCTGGGTCGCGGGGCTGGACAAGTCGAGCCGCATCCTCTCTGCCGAGCACGACGTGATCTACGTCAACCAGGCGGAGGAGCTGACGCTGGATGAGTGGGAGACGCTGACCACGCGCACGACCGGACGCGCGGGGCACATGCCCTACAGCCAAACGCTGGGGGACGCCAACCCGACCTATCCGACGCACTGGATGTACCATCGCAAGGGCATCGCCCGGTTCTACTCGTGGCACCGGGACAACCCGACGCTCTACGACCACGAGGAAGAGGACTGGACAACGCAGGGTGAGGTCACTCGCACGCGACTGGCGGCGCTGACTGGCCTGCGTCGCGTGCGACTATTCGAGGGTCGTGCGGTGCAGGCGGAGGGCGTCGTCTACGATGGCTACAGCGAAGCGTTGCACCACATCGACCCGTTCGAGATTCCGGCGGACTGGCGGCGCATCCGGGCCATCGACTTTGGATACACCAACCCGTTCGTGTGCCAGTGGTGGGCCATCGACCACGACGGGCGCATGTACCTGTACCGCGAGATCTACCACACGCAGCGGCTGGTGGAGGACCATGCGAGGGACATTGTGCGGCTGAGTGCAGGCGAGCGGATCGAGGCGACCGTGTGCGACCACGACGCGGAGGACCGGGCGACACTGGAACGCCACGGCGTCTCGACGGTCGCGGCGCGCAAGGCGGTCTCGGTGGGCATCCAGAAGGTGCAGGCGCGACTACGTAAGGCGGGAGACAATCGCGCACGGCTATTCGTGATGCGCGATGCGCTGGCGGAGGAAGATCGAGGGCTACGCCGGGAGTACAAGCCGACGTGTACGGCACATGAGTTCCCGGCCTACGTGTGGCCGGAAGCAAGGGACGGCAAGCCGATCAAGGAGGCGCCGGTCGATGTGGATAATCACGGAATGGACGCGATGCGCTACGGCGTGATGTACGCGGATGGAACAGGACGAGCAGCCAGCGCCACCGTGGACGTGGCGCCCGAACACTATCAGCCCGAACGGAGACGGCTCCTATGGCAATAAGAGATCGCATCCTGGAGATTCTCAAGGCGGTGCCCGCAGAGGACCACGAGCGGGCGCTCGCGCGTGCCTGGGAAGCGGGCTACGACGACGGCGGCGAGGACGAGCCGCCCAGCGGCGACCTGGCCAAGTTCGGCTACCGGCGGGCCACGGCGGGCTCGATACGCGATTTCGGCGGGCTCGACTATGGCAGCGTGCTCGACACGGCGTGGCGCGTCTTTCTGATGAGCCCCGTCGCCAAGCGATACCTGCACGTCAAGCGCGACTATGAGCTCGGCGGGGGCGTGACGCCGGCCAGCGACGACGACGCGTTGACCGAGCACCTCCAGGCATTCTGGGCCGACAACAAGCTCGACAGCCGGGCCAAAAAGTTCGCCCTGCAACTGCACCTCCTGGGCGAGCAGATGTTCCCCGTGTTCGTGCGGGCGACCGATGGGCGCGTGCGGCTGGGCTACATCGACCCGGTCGAGATCGAGCGTGTGATCAGCCATCCCGACAACGTGCTGGAAAAGTGGATCGTCGTGCTCAAGCCGGTCGAGGCCGACAGCGACGAGCCGTGGCGGGCGCGCACCGACCGCCAGCGCCTGTACCGCATTGTGCGGCTGGATGAGGGTGCGATGGACGGCGACGAGGTGCAGCCCGGCGAGCACGCGGGCAAGCTCGTCACCCACGAGCAAGCGGCGCTGGAGGACTGGGAGCGGGAAGTCTGGGCGCATTACGGTGTGGACGGCTACGAGGGCTCGTGCTTTTACTTCTCGCGCAACGACCTGTCCAACCAATCGCGTGGCTACAGCGACCTGCTGCAAGTGGCGGACTGGATCGACCAGGACGAGATGGTGCTATTCGACCTCGCCGAGCGGGAGAACGTGGCCGGCTATTTCTTTGGCGACGTGACCATAGAGGGGGCGCAGCCGGATGAGGTCAAGCAGCGCGCCGCCGAGATTGCCCAGAGCCCGCCCAAGAAGGGGTCCTGGAAGGTCCACAACGAGCGCGAGCAGTGGAACCTCAACGCGCCCGACCTCAAGCAGCAGCCGTCTATCGAGACGCACCGCGAGCTCAACACGTTCACCCTGGGCGGGCTGGGGTTGCCGCGCCATTGGTACGGCTACGGCGACGAGACCAACCGCGCCACGGCGCAGGCGCAGAACGACCCGACCTGGCGGACGATGGAGCAGGACCAGGACGGCGTGCGCGATATGTTCATCGCGCTGCTTGCGTTCGCCCGCGACCAGGCCGAGATTGCCCACACGGTCGAGTGGGACGAGGGCGCGGACGTGGATCTGACGATGCCGGAGATGACCGTGCGCGACCTGGCGTCGCTGTCCACCTCAGCCAGCGCGCTGGCCACGGCGCTGATGATTGCCGAGGACCGGGGCTGGCTCTCGCAAGAGACGGCGGCGGAGGTGTTCGCCCGCGTCGTGGCGGAGATGGGCGTGGAGGTGGACGTACAGGAGGAGCTCAAGAAGGCGCAGGTGGCCGTGCAGGACGGGCAGCTCGACGGGCAGATGGACCGCAACAGTTGGCTGCAAGCGCACGGCGTGTTGACAGCGGACGAGCCTACAGCGGTCACGTTTGGAGATCGATGACCATCGCGCAGGAGTACGTCGCAGAACTGAACGCCATCGCCAACCGCTACGGCGAGTTGGAGGACACGACCATTCGCCGCATGCTCTCTATGCTGAAAGAGCTGCGCCAGCGCATCGCGGCCCAGGTCGCTACGGTGCAGGGGTTCGACGCCGTGCATCTGCGCGAGCTGCGGGCCAACGTGGAGGCGCAGATCGAGACATTCGAGGGCCAGCTTGCCAGCGAGTTGCAGTCGGCGATGCAGGGCGCGGTGCAGACCGGGATGGACAGCGTGGTGCAGCCGTTTGAGACGGTGGGGCTGCGCAGTGGCTATCACCGCTTCTCGACGGCGCAGACCAACGCCATCGTGGATTTCAGCGCCCGGCTGGTCAAGCAGATCAGCGACCAGGCGCGGGCCAAGATCGACCAGCAGATCCGATTGGCTGTGCTGGGCGACAAGTCGCCGCTCGATGCGATGAAGGGCATCACGAGCGACCTGGGCATCGACGCCCGCACCGGCGTGTGGAAGGCGCGGCCCGACCCGGTCAAGGGCGTGGCGGCGCGGGGCGAGACGATTCTGCGCACCGAGATGCAGCGGGCGTTCAACCTGGCCACGCACTCCCAGCAGATTGCCAGCGCCCAACAGATTCCGGATCTGACCAAGAGCTGGGTGGCCACGGCAGACGGGCGGACGCGGCCCACGCACCTGCGGGCGCACATGCGCTACAAGAGCAACCCGATCCCGGTGGACGAGCCGTTCGTGGTGGGCACGGCGCGGCTGATGTACCCGTGTGACCCCAACGGCCCGCCGGGAGAGACGATCAACTGCCGCTGCCGCAGCGTGACGCACCACCCGGCGCTGGGGCGCGTGGGGAGCAGCCTCGACGGACGCGTGGCGGCGGAGCTCAAAAGGAGGGCGGCATAGATGCCCTACGACAACGTACCGCGTGACAAGTGGGATGAGATGGATGCTTGCGTCGCCGACGTGCAGGCCAAGCAGGGCGCGAGCAAGGAACGGGCCATCAAAATCTGCTACGCCAGCATCGTGGAGGGCGTGGAGGGCGAGATGGTGCCGCAGTCAGAGCAACACTATGTTGAAGCGAAACTGACACCACGCGGTAAGGAACCAACGGGAACAGTGTGGGATGTGGTGATTGTCGGCGCAAAGGACGACAAAAGCAACGTCGTCACCGTTAATGGGCGCGAGTACATCAAAAGTGACAATAAGCGCCTATACAATTGCGCTGGCCTGAAAACCAGTGCATCCCTGTTCGAGGGGGTGCGCGTCTTTGACAACCACCTCACCGATGCGGAGTTCGAGGAACGCGGCGGGATGCGCTCGGTCAAGAATGAGTGGCTGGGCGTGATTGACAATGTGCGATGGAACGAAGAAGTCAAGCAGCTTCGAGGCATCTTTACACTGATCGAGGACGCAGTCGCCGAGAAGTTGTTGAACGCATACAAGCGAGGAAAGTTGGACAGCATTGGGCTGTCCATGGACACGTTCCCGATTCAGCGGGGCAGCGCAGAAATTGAGGGCGAGCGCATGCCACTGATTGAGGGATTCAGCAAGATCATGTCGGTAGACGTAGTCGCACAACCAGCGGCAGGCGGGGGATTCAAACGCCTCATCGCCGCAACACAACACAAGGAGGCAGACATGCCAGCAACACTCGAACAGCTAGAAGCTCGAATTGCTGCGCTTGAGGAAGCCCTCGCCTCACGCGAGCAGGACGAAGAGCCAATGGAAGAGCCGGCGGAGTCGCCGGAAGAGGCCGCAGAAGAGGTCGCAGACGCGGCAGAGGAAGTAGCAACCGCTGTACCGGCGGACGTGGAGCCAGCGGAGGCCGCACAGGCCGCCGCCAACGCCGCGCAGGACAAGGCGGACGAGATCGCCGCCGCGCAGGAAGCGGTGCGCAGGCTCGAATGCAGGATCGTGCTGCGCGACATGCTCGACGCGGCCAAGTTGCCCAAGGACGCCGCCAAGGTGGTCCGTGAGGCATTCGACGGCAAGGTGTTCAAGAAAGACGAGGTAACGCGCATGATCGAGAATCTGCGCAACGTGGCAGCGGCGCGCGACGCCAGCGGCAACGTCAAGGGCGCCGGTGGACGTTCGGGCGTCCTCAGCGTGGGGATGAACGAGCAGGACTGGCGCGAGGTCGAGTTCATGCGGCTGCTGGCCGGCAACTACGACTTCCGCCGTCTGGAGTCCATCGAGGACGAGGAGACGGAGGACCGGCTCAAGGAATCCAAGGGCTACCAGGCGTGGATCAAGGCGGGTCGACCGCTCGGCAACACGCGCAGGCTGTCCGAGTGGCTGATCCAGGGCTTTGGCGACCCACTGGAGCGCACGTTTGAGGCCGCGACGACCTCGACGCTCTCCAGCGTGGTCAAGAACACGGTCAACATCATGCTGGCCGCCGACTTCCAGAAGCGCCATCAGTGGTGGAAGCCGATCGTGCGCGAGGAAGAGGTCGACACCATCGACACGGCGACGCTCGTTCGCTTCTTCGGGCTCTCGACGCTCGACGTGGTCGAGGAAGGCCAAGCGTACACCGAGCTCTCGATGGTGGACGAGGAAGAGACGGCTGCGTTCGTGAAGCGCGGCAACTTTGTCGCGATCACGATGGAGACGCTGCTGGCCGACAAGGTCAACAAGGTGCGGGCCATCCCGCAGCTCCTGGCGGACTCCTGGTACAACACGCACAGCAAGTACGTGGCCGCCGTGTTCACCACAAACACCAACGCTGGTCCTGCGCTGGCCGATGGCGGGGCACTGTTCAACGCGACCGCGACCTCCGGCGCTACCGGGCACGCCAACCTGCTGACCGCTGCGCTCGACTATGATGCGTATGTGGCGGCGCGCGTGGCGATGTCCAAGCAGACCACGGGCGACTCCGGCGGCGGCGTCAAGCTGCTCATCCGGCCCCGCTATCTGCTCGTTCCGACGGACCTGGAAGCAACGGCCCGCGAGCTGATGGACAACCCCGAAAAACCGGGGACGGCCAACCGCGAGATCAACCCGTGGAAGGGCGAGTCCGAGGTCATCGTGGTCCCAGAGTGGACGGACACGGACAACTGGGCGCTGGTGGCAGACCCGGTCGAGTTCCCGGCGATCTACACGATCTACTACCGGGGCAACCGCGTGCCGGAGCTCTACACCAGCGAGGACGAGACGCAGGGCGCGATGTTCACCAACGACACGCTGCGCTTCAAGGTGCGGATGCTGACGTTCCGCTACAGCAGCACCTACGACTGCGCGCCGGTGTCTGACTTCCGACCGCTGCACAAGAACAACGTCAGCTAGACTAGAAGGGCGGGGCGACCCGCCCTCCTTCAAGGAGGGCACGAATGGAACAGAAACGAATCTCAATCGCCACGCTCATTGCTGTGCTGCTGGTCGGCCTGGTGGCGGCCTATGGCGCATTCCGGCCTGGGCCGGTCATCAGCGGCTTCTCACCGCAGGGCGTGAGCAACCTCAACAGCCTGCATCTGGCGGTGCCAACCGCACAGGCTACAGGCACACCGGGGCTATACGTCAACAACGACAGTGTGGCGCGGTCCATCGAGGTGCTGAACCCGTCGGGCACGGCGGTCTATGCTGTGGACTCGGACGGCGCGCAAACCGTTGGCGGCAACGTGGACATGGGCAACAACATCATCGCCAACATCGGCGCGGCAGGCACGGACTTTGGTGCCACGGGCGGGCTGACGCTCGCCGCCGGGCTGACCGTCTCGGATGGGGACGTGGTTGTGGCCGATGACCTGCGCATCACTGCGCAGACATCGATCACGGTCACCAACGGCGCGGCGTTCACGCCGACCGGCACCTATCAGCCCATCACGGCTGCGGGTGAGGTCACGCCGACGATCACCGCCGGGACAGCGGGACAACTGCTCATCCTAGTCAACGAGTCTTCAGAGACGATCAACTTGGCAGACTCCGGCGACGGCAATGGGGCGGATCTGACGGCAGCCATCGCGCTGGAGCAGAACGAGATCATCATCCTGATCTCGGATGGAACCGACTGGCTCGAGCTGAGCCGGGCTGAGAACTAGGGGAGGCTGACATGAAAGAAAGAATCTTAACGTTCGCCTTCCACCAGACGGGCGACTGCACCGCCGGGGCGTGGGCGTTCGCGTTCCCGTTCCCGACGCGGCTGCTGGGCGTCAAGCACTCTGGCACCGGCACGAGCAAGGATAGCACGTTCGCCATCGGCGGCGGGGCGACCATCGCGGCGACGACCATCGCCAACGGTGCGGACCCGACGTACACGGCGCCGGACACCGAGCCGGACTATGTGGCGGCGGGGACGGCCTACACGCTGACCCTGGCCACCTCGACGGACATCGACGACCCGATGCTGATCTTCTTCTTTGGTGTCGGCGAGGGTGGGAGCAACTTCTCTGAGCTGGGCGAGCGCATCGTGTGCGTGCCGATCTACCAGACCGGCAACGCCACGACCGCTGCCTGGGTGGTGGAGTTCCCGTTCCCGACCAAGTTCCTGGGCTACTACGGCTGCGGTTCCAACACTGCTACGAGCACGCTGGCCATCTCTGGCGGCGCGGTCGATGCGGCGGCGGAGCTGGGCGACGGTGGCACACCGAGCTGGGCCAGCCCGACGACCGAGCCGGACTATGTGGATGCGGACACGGCGATCACGGTGACGCTGACACAGACCGGCTCGCGGCACGACGACCCGATGGCGCTGCTGTTCTTCGCCGTCGGCGAGGGCGGCGGAAACTTCACGGGCCACGGCGAGCTGGTGCAGTGTGTAAGCTTGCTGCAAACGGGCGACGCCACGACGGGCGAGTGGGTGTATGAGTTCCCGTTCGCCTGCCAGTACCTGGGCCACAAGGGCTGCGCCTCTGCCACGAGCGCCACGACCATCACCCTCGCGGATGGGGCTGAGGACGCGGCGGCGGCGATTGGCACGTCTGGCGATCCGAACTGGCTGACGCCAACGACGACACCGGACTATGTGGATGCCGATACCGCGATCACCGTGACGCTGACGCAGAGCGGCACGCGTGGAGACGACCCGCTGGTGCTGAGCTTCATCCAGATCGGCGAGGGCGGCGAGGCGTAGACAACGGGAGACAACATGGACGAGCGCGCACTGCTGCGTGAGGCGATTGCGTGGTGCAAGGAGCGGCACGACGGCGACATCGGGCCGGCCATCAACTGGCGGCTCTATCCTGAGCGTGGGGAGATGGTCGTCGTGGTGCGGCAGGGCTACAAGCACGCCATCCCGATCCGCGAGCTGCGGCGACGGATGGTCGCTCGCGCTGAGGCAGTCGAGGCCACGCCGCAGGCGCGCTCGTTAGCCATCGCCAAGGGGGTCCGGCTCGATGCCGTGCGCGGCACGGGCGAGGGTGGGCGCATCTTGGTGAGCGACGTAAGGAGACATATCTGATGCCAGGCATTCGACTGGAAAAGCCGTTCGCGCCGGTCTGCGAGACGGGTGTGCTGGAACTGGTCGGCGCGGATGAGGAAGTCAACACCGACGACTATGGCGGCTCGGTGAGCGCGGACGTGTCGCGCGGTCCGCAACCCTCCTCTGGACTGATCATCGCCGCCATCTTTATCGCCACGGAAACGGGCACCGGCGCCGTGCAGGACAGCGCGGGCAAGCTGCTCATCTTCGACGCCGATCCCAACCCGACCGCAGGCGACACGGCGCTGACCGCCGCCGAGCACAAGACCAAGATCGCCGAGATCGAGGTTGCGGCGTTGGATTGGGAGACGGACGCCAACGGCGGCCACGCCTACCTGAACCAGCTCCAGATTCCCTATCACGCGGTCTCGACGCTCTACTTTGTGTGGTTCCACACGGACAGCACCGACCTGAACGACGCCGCAGGGGATGACGAGGTGCTGGAAGTCAACCTGTGGTATCTGCCGTTCAGCTAGGCGGTGAAGGATGATTAGGGGAACTGAGCATGGATAGACTCAGGACGTCGCTGCTGCTGATGGGTGGGGAGGGCAACATACCCGCCTACGACGCCTTCGCCTCGTCCATCGTCCACGCCTACGAACCGGCGCGGCGGGTGCTGTCGTCCTATACCGGTAGTCTGGTGCGCCTGCGGCGGGACAGTGACGACGCGGAAGCGGATTTCGGCTACACGTCCAACAATGACCTGGACACGGCGGCGATTGCGTCCTGGCTGGGCGCGGCGACAGGGTACGTGGTAACGATCTACGACCAAGCGCCCGCAGGGGATGACGCAACGCAGGCCGTGGCGGCGGACCAACCGCCATATGCGGCTACTGTTCAGAATGGCCATGCCGGAATCGATCCAGGCGACGATTATCTTCAGGGGGCGTTTACCACGGGTGGAGCATTATCCCAGCCATTCGGCGTGTTCGTCGCCGCTGCATTGGCAGCAGATGACGAGAACAGCGACGACGCAGATCGCTATATGATGGATGGAGACGACGGCACAAATCGCATGATAGTGCGAAAGTGGACGACCCCCGACCCCGATGCGTTCAACCTATATGCAGGGAATAATCTTACAAGCTCAAACGCCGCTGACGATAATTGGAATATCTGGAGTGTGTTATTCAGCGGCGCATCAAGCCAGTTTTGGATCAACGGCGTATCCCAGGCGTCTGGTGATGCAGGGACAAATAACCCAGATGGGATCACGATAGGAAGTAAGTGGGACGGCTTGCTGCCGTGGTTGGGCACCATCGGCTCCATCGTCATCTGTGATCCATCGCTGAGTGATGCTGCGCGTCAGTCTATGGAAGCCGCGATGAATGCTTATTGGGGGGCCTACTAATGGAATATCTACCATTGATAGGGCAACGCGCCACCGACCGCTCTCGCCTGGAGGCGCAGCAACGAGCGGCAGGATTGCAGTCCCGCGACGTGACCCGCTACTGGCATAGCTGGATCACTCATCCCATCACGGCGCAAGAGGCGCTTGTGGTAAACGGCGAGGGCGATACGGAGTTTTTCGCCCAAGCAGAGCGCGATGCACTGCTATCGGAAGCGGAGGCCGAGGCCGCCGGCTGGTTCCTATCGTTTGAGGAGGGTGTGTAATGACATTCGACGTGCAGGACATCTTGACCCCAACCACTATCGGGCGCATCGACCACTTTCTGGACGACCTAGACGGCACGGCAGGCAATCGTGCCCTACAGTTCAATCTAGAAGTGCTGGATCAATTTGGCGACGTGATGAAGATGCGTTTCGGCGACGAGGTGCCACATCTCACATCGCAGCAGATCAATCAGCTTCAGTCCTTCATGGAGAGCCGCCGGATCAGCCTACCCGACGATCTGGAGTGGGCCGAGGGACACCAATGCGGGCGCTGTACGTGGCGCCTCCGTGATGGTGACGGTACAGCAGGGAGCAGGAGCCTATATGCCAGGGTGATCGAGCTGGACGAGGCAGGACAGTTCGCGGCCCGCCATCAATTCAACGACCAGCCACATCTCTCCCAGGCGCAGATTGATGCGGTGCTGGCGTTTCTGGATGCCCAACGGGACAAGGCGATCAACCAAATACTGCCATAGTTCACCTAATGGCTATACGAGGACGGAATAGATGACCATCGCACTGGCAACGTTTCGGACACAAACACAGTCGCTCATTCCCGACTACGATACCGAGCTGACCGACGAGCAGTGCAACCGCGCCGTGCGGGCGGCGGTCGAGCAGTACAGCGCCGACTTCCCGGACGAGGAATACGACGACGTGAGCGGCGACGCGGGCCAGTACTACGCCCTCTCGACCAGCCTCGACAACTGGACGGAGGGGTTCAGCCGCATCGTGTCCATCGAGTACCCGGCGGCGACGGTGGCCAGCGACGAGGCGCCCGTCTACCTCGACCCGGAGGACTGGCGCGATGATTTCTGGGCGGCGGACGTGCGCTACCTGTACCTGCCCAACCACGCGCCCGCCGCGACGGAGACGATGCGCATCCGCTACACCAAGCCCTACGCCTGGGCGGGCGGCGGCTCGGAGACGGCGGTCAACGACACCGGGCACGGGTTCAGCGTGGGCGACTTGGGCTATCTGGACAGCGGCACGTTCACCACCGTCAGCGCCGACGACTACAAGGCCACGCACATCGTCTCGACGGTCACGGACAGCGACAACTTCTCCTATCAGGCGCTGTACGTGGACATCCCGCCAGCGCACTTTTTCGGCGTCTGCTTCCTGGCGGCGTGTGGCGCGTGCCGGGTGATAGCGACGAGCTACGCCCAGATCAGCGACAGCACCGTGGCCGCCGACGCCGCCGCACATCAGACCAAGTCGGATACCTACGCACGCCGGGCGGACGAATACTGCGCCGAGTACCGCGATGTCGTCGGGCTGGAGACGGGAGCGGAGGCCGCGCCAGTCAAGGCGGCGGGCACGTTCGTGGACTTTGACACCCGGCCCGAATGGCCCAGTGGGCGCCGCTACCTGTTCCGGGGCCGACGGTGAGCGACGCCTTTACCATCGAGCTCGACCTGCCCGGCTGGGACGCGTTCTTGGACGACCTGGCCGATGCGCCCGAATCGCTGGCCGAGCACATGCACAACGCGATGGACGCCAGCCTCGACCTGCTCATCGACTGGACGAGCGCTGAGACGCCGGTCAACCTGGGCCTGCTGCGCAGTTCGTGGACCAAAGAGGTCACGGGCGAGCGGGTGACGCTGATCGGGGAGATGTTCACCCCGCTGACCTACGGTTGGCCGGTGGAGCGCGGGCGAAGGCCGGGCCAGATGCCGCCGGTAGACGCCATCAAGTTGTGGGCGCGGCGCAAGCTGGGGCTATCTGGGGACGAGTTGGAGCAGGCGGCTTATCTCATCGCGAGAGCCATCGGGCGGCGCGGCACGGACGGGGCGGCGATGGTCTACCAGGCATTCAATCGCGCCGTGAGCGGCAACGAGATCGACCGTCTCTGGGAGTACGAGCTGGAGCGATTCTTGCAGGAGTTGGCATCGTGACGCAAGCCACCATCCGCACGCGCATCAAGACCGTGCTCGACACGGTGAGCAACAAGGGCCAGACGCACGACTATTTGCGCTGGGCGGTCAAGCAGTCCTCGTTCGAGGACCAGTTCAAGACGACGATCTCTAGCGTCGATCAGATCCGCGGCTGGATGATCGTCTACCGCGGCTTCAGCCAGACCGAGCCGCACATCGGGCGCACGGCTGATCAGTACCGGGTGCATCGCTTCGAGATCCACGGCTACCTGGGCCTGGACGATAGCGCATCGACCGAAAAGACGTTTGCGGCGCTGGCCGAGAGCGTGTGCAACGCACTGGACGCCGACGCTACACTGAACGCAGACACGCTCTCGCTCTACCGCAACCCGACGCAGTTGGCGATAGACGAGCGGCTCTATGCCGGCGTGCTGTGCCACCACGCGACGGTGACGCTGGAAGTGGCGGAGGTGATATGAGCCCATTCCTGACCATCATTACCGGCGCCTATCGCCGGCCCACGATGCTGGCCCGCTGCGTGGCATCGGTGGAGGCCCAGGACGATCCGGACTGGGAGCAGGTGATATTGGTGGACGATACGGAGTACGGCATCGACGGCTTTCACGCCCGGCTGGGCGCGGAGCGCGACCGCTACCACGGACAGTACATCTACCTGCTGCCCGACGACGATATGCTGATCGTGCCCGACTTTGTGTCGGGGCTGAAGCGCATCGCCGCCGAGCACGACCCGGACCTGATCATGGCCAAGGCCGACAAGCTGGAGCTGGGCATCATGCCCGACAGCCTGTCGTGGGAAGGACTGCCCGCGCTGGGGCACGTGGACATGCTCAACTACGTGGTGCGGGCAGATGTGTGGAAGGCGCACGCGGACTCGTTCGACAAGAAGATTCACCCCTACCACAACGGCTCGCACGCCGGGGACTTTACCTTTATCTGGGATGTGTTTATGGAGGGCCACACCGTGTACTGGTGGGACCGCATCGTCGCCCGCAGCCAGCGCATCTCGCGGGGAGCGCCCGAATGAAGATCGCACGCTGCACGCCGACGCGGGGCCTCGTCCACAGCCGCACCGAAGCGGCGGCGGAGACGGCGCGGGTGCTGGCCCAAAACGACGGGCACGCGTGGCGCACCTTCTGGAGCCACGATCTGCCCATCCCGGACTGCTTCAACGACGTGGTAGGGCGGGCGTGGGACTGGGGCGCGGACGTGTTCTGGCTGCTGGAGGAGGACGTGGCCCCGGCGTCCCCGGCGTCCACCTTCGCCGCGATGTGGGCGCAGCTAGAGACCGGGGCCGATTACGTGACCACGAGCTATCCCATCGGCACGCTCGAAGGCGGCGGGGCATCGCCGCTCAACTATGACGGCGCGGGCCGGATGGTGTGGTGCGCGACGGGCTGTATCCTGCTGCGCCGGGTGTGTTTTGAGCTCATGCCGCGCCCGTGGTTCACGCTGCGCAACCGGCTGGTCAAGCCGCGCCAGGTGACGTGGGACGAGGGCAGCGAGTCGCCCTACGGGGCCGACATCGGCTTCACCTTTGCGCTCTACCAGCTCGGCCTCCGGGCGGCGGTCGTGTGGGACGAGGTGCATCACCTCAAGGTGCGCGAGTTCGGACAGGCACAGATCAACGATGGCTATCACATCATCGAGCCCCTCAAGTGGGCGCAAGGAGAGAGCAAATGGCAGTGCTAACAGGCAAGGACGGACGCGTCAAGATCGGGGCGACGAGTGATACCGCCATCGGCAACGTCAACTCGTGGACCCTGAACGAGAGCGCGGATGAGTATCCCGGCAAGCACCTGGGCGTGGACTATACCACGCGCATCACCGGGCACACGGATTGGACCGCCACGCTGGACGTGGACCTGGACGAGAGCGACAGCGAGCTGACCGACCTGCTCGACCTGGGCTCGGCGGCGACGGTCTATCTCTACACGGACGAGGACAGCGCCAAGGGGCGCACCGGCGCCGGGGTGGTCCTGGGCTGGACCAAGACGGTCAGCGGGCCGGCCCGAAACAACGTCAGCATCAACATCGGGGGGAATGGGTCACTGTCGGACATCAGCTAATCGTGTAAAGGAGGAGACATGGCGTACCTGTCGTTGGGGGACATCATGGAGGCCGACCTGCCGCAAGAGGAGGTGGACGTACCCGCCTGGGGCGGCACGGTCAAGGTGCGGGCGATCACGGCGGCGGAGCTGTCGCGCGCCAAGCGCGAGGCGACGAACCCGCGCACCAAAGAGGTCGATAACGTCAAGTTGACCTGCCTGATCGTGGAGATGGGCTGTGTCGAGCCCGCGTTCGCGCCGGGCCAGTACAAGGCGTTGCTCAATCGCCCGCTGGGGCCGATCAACCGCGTGGCCGAGCGCATCCTGGATCTCGCTGGCATCGGGGACGAATCGGGGGAAGCGATGGCGGGGACGGACTAGACGGCGAGACCAAGCTCAAGTTCCGGCTGTGCATGGAACTGGGCTGTCCGCACCCCCGCTATCTGGACCTGTACCTGACGCCCGCCGACTACCGGGAGTGGGCCGCGTTCCTGACGTGGCTGTACGAAGAGAGAGAGCATGGCAGATAAGCGACTCGGGATTGAGCTCAATGCACGCGAGCGCGTCTCGCAAGCGATGGAGCGCGTCGAGCGGGCCACGCGCGGCGTAGACGACCGGCTCAAGAGCATCCCCAACACCGCCGGGCGTGTGGGTCGTGCCCTGGGCGATATGGGCAAGCGCGGCATCCAGTCGCTCACCGACCTGGCCGCCAAGGTATTCTTCCTGCGCGAGGCGTTCCAGACCCTGCTCGACATCACCACGCGCCTCTTTGAGTCCATCATCCAGCCCGCCGTGCAGCTACGCAAGATGACGGCGGCGCTGACCAACATGACCGGCAGCGCCGAGAGCGCCAACCGGGTCCTGAGCGACCTGCAAACGCTGGCCCTGCGCACCGGCGCGAGCTTTGACGAGCTGGCGTCCGGCATCCCCGACGTGGTGGGCCGCCTGCGCGACGCGGAAGGCGCGTTCGACCCGGCACAGTGGGACGCCTACCTGGAGGCGCTGCGGCGCGTGGTCGCCTTCCGGCCCGACCTGTCCGCCACGGAGCAGATGCAGATCGTCAACGACCTGATGGCCGGCAACGTCGAGGCGGCGGCGACGGCGCTGGGGCGCAGCCAGAAGCGCATCGAGGAGGCGCTGGGCGTTGGCGACGGCGGCGAGCAGCAGCTCGGACGCTACACGTCCATCCTGCGCGGCGGGGAAGCGGTGGAAAAGACGGCCACGGACGTGGTGCAGGCGCTCGATCAGCTCGGCATCGTCGGGGCCAACATTGACGAGTCGGCCACGGCCCTGGACCGGCTGCGCGAGCGATGGGAGGCGTTCAAGCGGGCCATCGGCGAGCAGATCCTGGACCGCGTGGTCGAGGCGCTGATCCGGCTGATGGACTGGCTGGAGGCCAACGAGGAGACCGTCGTGGCGCTGGCCGACAAGATCGCCAACCACCTGGTCGACGCCGTGATCGCCTTCCTGGACTGGCTGACCCCGGAGCGGCTGGACGCCATCGCAGGCGGCATCGGCAAGATCGCCGACACGGTGGTGCGGCTGGTGGGCGCGTTCCTGGACATGCCCGGCTGGGCGCAAAAGGCACTGGTCGGCGGGGCGCTCGCGCTGGGGCCGCTCGGCGGCGGCAAGGCTCTGGGCGGGCTGGCGATGAAGGGGGCGGGCCGACTGTTAAGTGGCGGTGGTGCTGCGGCAACAGCGGGTCAAGCAGCGGGCACAGGGCTGACCCTTGGCAGTACGCCAGCGGGAGGTGCGGGAGCCGCCGGAACCGCTGCGGCGGCAGGCGGTGGGCTATCGGCACTGGGTGTTGGCGCTGCCGTCGCTGGTGGCCTGGGCCTGGGGCTGGCCGGGAACGAGGCCATCTCGCGCACGGCGTGGGGCCAGCGCGCGGGCGTGCAGCCGACGCGCAACGTGGCCAGCGTCGCGGCGTTCGGGGCGGGCAAGCTGTTCGGCGGCGAGGAGCTGGGCCAAAAGTGGTTCAGCAAGGTCGCGGGCATCCAGCCCAGCCAGGAGGTCGAGGTCCACGTCACCGTAGACGACGAGGGCGCGCTGCGGGCCTACACCCAGAACGAGATCGGGCGCAACAACGACGACATCATGAGCGGCTGGTCGGGCGGCGGGGCACAGCGGTCGCCCGCGTTCGCCGCCTGGAGCGGAGGATAATGAGCAGCTACTTCAAGGTCTGGAACAGCTTGCTGACCACCTGCCCCGATCCGGACGGCTACACGCCGGAGCCCGCGCCGGTCGTCGGGCGCTATGCCAGCGGCAAGCCCGTCGCGCAGGGGCTGGAGCAGGGCGTGGTCACGTGGGACGTCATCTCGCTGGCCTCGTTCATCGAGCTGTGGGACGATTGGAACACCAACAAGAACAGCTCCGGCACGTTCGTCATTCCGCCGCGCACGTCGGGCGGGTCGTGGACCTCGTGGCGCTCGGTCACGGCCTATGCCGAGGAGCCGCAGCTCACTTACCGGGGCCGCGTCGTGCAGGGCTGCTCGATGCGCCTGGTCATCACGGGATAGCCGATGGCTCTCAGCGCCCCCCAGCTCGCCAAGCTCAAAAGCCACCACCAGCGGGCCGACTGCCAGTTCGTGGTCCTGCCGACCTGGACGCCATCGGGCATCCTCAGCGTGACTGGCGGAGCCATCTCGTGGCTGGACATGGTCAACATCTACCCGCGCTTTGCGTGGGTCGCCAACTCCGGCACCATCGTCCTCGACGGCACCGACTCGCAGCAGCACGACCGCACCGCCGCCACGGGCCACACGTTCACCAAGGCCGCCGGCGATGGGACGCTCACCGACAATACCGACGGCACCGCCGACTATACCGCGCCGGCCTCCGGGTCGGGCTATGCGACGATCAAGCTCGTCACCGATGGCAACAGCCAGAACAACTATGCTTATGTGGCCTACGGCACGGACGAGATGACCGTGGGCGCCGTGACCAACTTCCACGCTGACATCCAGAGCGGCGGCTGGGAGATGACCGTGCGGGCCTACGGCGACTGCGATGCATTCGACCGCAACGCGGCCGTGCTGCTGGTGGTCAACGACTATTGGAACGGTTCAGAGGATACGTTCGGCGGCTACAAGTGGGCCGATGGCGTGTTCTACGGCTACGTGTCCGATCCGCGCCGCGTGCATGAGGACCACATGCACACCTACATGGAGTTCACGCTGGTCTCGCCCGAAAAGATGATGCGGCGGGCCACGCTGATCGAGATGGTGTTCGCCACGTCCGGCAGCGGCGACGACTTGACCGACGCATCGCTCAAGGTGCTGGATCCGATCTGGTGGGTACTGATGGACGATTTCAACAAGCGCCACAACTGCTGGCTCTTTGACGACGACACGAGCGTGACCAACCTCAAGCTGTCGCGCGGACCGATGTGGGACGTGCTGGAAGATGTGGCGAAGCGCAGCTTTGGCGCGATCTACTGCACCAAGCTGGGCGATTTCCACGTCATTCCCGACGCGGACGTGCGCTGGTATCTGGACTATGAGAGCGCCGGGTCGGAAGGGCCACCGCCCTATACCAACGTGCTGACCTGGACGACAGAACTGTTCGAGGCCATCGACCTGGAGCAATATGCCGACCCCAATCCCGGCGGCAACGGCGCGGCGCTGGGCGACCCGCCGGTGCAGCAGGTGGCGCTCACCGGCATCAAGGGCGACCTGTCAGAGATTTGGGCGCGCTACCCGGCGGACGGCTCTCGCCAGAGCGCGGGCAGTCTGGAGCGGCTGACGGGGCTGATCTGCGAGGATGCGCCGACGCTGGAGACGTGGGCGGCACGCTACTATCACAAGCTCTGCGGCACGGCGCAGATCGACCTGTCGCTCTTCCTGTTTCACCATCTCGACCTCTACGAGCCGGCCAACCTGACCTTCACGCCCGATAGCGACCGCGTGACCAACACCGAGATCGCCTACGACAACGAGGGCAATTTCTACGTGACCTCGATGGACTTTGACCTCGACCCCGGTTTGGGTACGTGGCGGGGGCACATCCGCATGAGCGAGCGGGCCAGCCAGTCGCCCAACGACGTGGGGGAAAACAGCGATGACTAGAGGCACGATGCTGGGCCAGGCGCTGCAAGCCAAGAGCAAAAAGCAGGCGTTCGAGGAGAGCGAGCTGCGCCGGGCCAAGGTGTCTGGCGTCACCAATTGGGACACAGAAGGCATCACCTGCCAGCTAGAGGAGACGGGCGAGGTCGTCTACTGCGAGGCGCGGGCGTCGGGCGCGATGTTCGATCTCAGCGCCAACGATTACGTGTGGGTGCGGCGGCTGGTGGGCGACAAGCAAAACAAGTGGTTCGTGATCGGCTTCTGCGAGACGAGCGGCGGGTCGTTCGTGCCCCCGCTGCGCCCCGCCGTGGCCACGCAGATCAGCGAGCTCTATGCCAGCGACGAGGACCCGCAAGCGGTGGACTGCGACGCCGACGGCAACACGACCGTGCTGGTGGGGCTCATCCTGGACGATGGCGACGGCGACTCGCCCAAGCTGCAATTCGTCGGCGGGTCCAACGACGACACGATAGAGCTGTACCTGGACGATGACGCCACGGGCGGCGACAGCGACCTGGTGCTCAAGCTGGCTGACGCGGCGGGCGATTCCAAGCTGTCCATCATCGACTCCGGCGATACCGAGATTTTCCACGTCAACAGCGACGGGATGGTGCATCTGGCCCTCAGCAGCACGCCGGCGAGCCCGGTCGAGGGCGACATCTACGCCGACGCCGACCACAACCTCTACTACTACAACGGGACGGGCTGGGACGATCTCACCGCCGGCGGCGGCACGGGGCTGTGGACAGATGACGGGGCATACATCTACCCGGACAACTACGGGTCATTCGTCATCACCGACGCCGGGAAGGTGGCCATCGGCGCGACCTCGCCGCTGGAAGAGCTGGACGTACGCGGCACGGTGTTCATCGACTCCGGCGACTATGACGGCTCCTATGGCCGCTCGATCAAGATCGGCTATGCTGCGGATGCGGACATCCACCACAGCATCCAGACCACCGTCTCTTCGACAGCGGCCAACAATGGCCTGCGCTTCTACCTGCACGGCGGGACCAGCGACGACAACCAGGTGCTGGTGATGCACATGGGCGGCGATGGCACCGTCGGCATCGGCACGACCTCGCCCGCCCGTCTGCTGCACGTGGACGGCGAGGTGCGCCTCACGCCGCAGGCCGACCCGCCGGGCAGCGCCGCAGAGGGCGACCTCTATGCCGACACGGACAATGACCTCTACTACTACAACGGCTCCGAGTGGAAGAGTTTGACCGCCGGCGGCGGCACGGGGCTGTGGAGCGACCAGGGCACCTACATCGACGCCAATAACGCCAGCAACGTCGTCGTCACCGACACCGAGCGCCTGGGCGCGGGCACCACGTCCCCGCTGGGCAAGATCGACGCCACGCAATCCAGCTCCAGCGGCGCCATTCCCCCGCTCTACCTCTACCAGGCCGACGTGGACCAGGACCTGATTCGCTTCCGGGGCACGGCGGCAGCGTCGTCGCTGACCAACTCGATTGTGGCCGAGGCCGAGGTGACGACCGCGACACGCGCCGGGTTCCTGAAAGTCTACGTGCAAGACGACGGGGGGCAGATTACGGACCAGATGTACTTTATGCCCATCTTCACGCTGGCCTAAGGAGGACGGATGCACATCATGACGGTGCAGATCGGGGCAGGCGGCGCGGTGCAGTTCGCCGTCAGCGACGGGCTGGACGATGCCACGGCGCTGCGTGCGCTGGCGCTGGTGGACAGCGCGATCCGTGACCGCATCGCCGAGGCGCGGGTGCGGGCGATGATGGAACAGGCCGAGACGGAGTGTGACGATGGCTGACCTGATTGCCCTGTCCGCGCAGATTGACGACGCCATCGCCATCCTGCGCAGCGTGCAGACGCAGCTTCGCTCGCTGACCGAGACGGACGAGGACGTGTGGACCGTAGCGCGGGCCATCGAGGGCGAAGGCGCGGCACTCTTTCCCCGTCAGCGCGACGAGCTGGGGGCGTGGATGGCGCACACCGCCTACAACCGCTGGACGAAACCGTGGTGGCGTCACCAGGACGGGCGCGAGTGGACGCTGGCCGAGCGCACGGCGCACGACTTTCACGGCACGGCGAACGTCACCACGCCCGCACCGTGGGCGCTGCACATCGCCCACGAGGTGGTCGGCGCACGGCGAAGCGGCTTCGGCGACATCACCGGCGGCTGCCTGTTCATGTTGAGCTTGGTGGACCTGCGGGTGAACGGGTGGCTGGAGCGGGCGCGGCACAAGGTGGTGCGCAAGTTCGTCAGCCAGCGCGACGGCGGGCATCAGTTTTGGTTCTTTCGAGAGTGGCTAGGCCGAGAGGAGTAGACGATGGGCACGTGGCGCGAGCAGTACGTCAACCGATGTGAGGACGGCTTCTACGACCAGCACGGTGTACCGGAGGTGACCATCCCCAAGGGGATGCAGGTCTTTTGGCTGCACGACGCCTCCAACCCGGCGGAACTCAACCGCCCGGAGATGGACGCCAAGGACCGCCAAGCCGGCCACCCAGAGGTGTACGAGGGCCGATTCAGCGCCAACGGCTTCTACCTGAGCTGCACGGGCACCTACTGGCTGGTCACGAACCGCATCTACGTGCAGTGCGGGCGAGCGGTGCGGGGCAGCGCGATGTACATGCACGTCTTTGCCAACGCCAACGGCGGGGCGCGCCTGGGCCTGGTGGACGGCGATGGCGTGTTCGTCGGCAGCAACGCCCGCGACCCGATGGAGCGCGGCACCATCGAGGGCAGCGTCGTGTGGGGCGGCTGGCAGGGCACCTACGGCGCGGAGGCGCTACCGGATCGGAAGTGGGTGCGGCTTGACGCGCCAGAGATCATCCCCACCGAAGGGTTTGTGCGGCTGGTCGTGCAGTTCAACGTGGACGATCCGGGCTTTGGCGCGGGGCATTACGACGTGTTCCGCCTGGAGCAGTACGCGGAGGGCGAGCAGCCCGGCCCGTCGCCAGAGGTGCAGCGCGTCGAGGTGACGGGGCCGGACGGTGGGCCGATTGTGGTGCGGATAGAGTCACCGTGACTTAGAGGGATGTAGTGGGGTCTTTTGCCGTGGTCGTCTGCGCGTAGTACGCCCGCTGCACCCTGACCCACGGAATGCGGCACAACGACGCCAAGGCCATCAGGTCGCGGCTGTTCGTTGTGCCCTTTTCGATCAGGATACCGACGATAAGGCCGGCAATGTCTTCCCGAAAGTAGATGTCCAGGGCCACTCCCCTACCCTCCTTCTCTACCCTACCGTACCGTGCGTGCGTACTGTACGCCGCTGTAGGCGCTAGGTACGCCCCGGTAGGGGGTACTCAGCCACATACCGCATCGCCTCATCGAACCCGGCCCGGAACTGATAGCCCGCCAGGTGGTGTGCGGGGTTCTTCCAGCGCAGCAGCCCCCGGTCCATCATCTCGTCACGCAAGGCGATGAACGCATCCGCCTTACTCTCACCCGTTGCCCTCGTGTAGCCCGCCTCGCTGAACGTTACCCCAAGCGGCGCATCCGGGTCCTCCCGCCACGCTATCACCCGCCCCGCGAACGCTTGCAGCTCCGGGGTAATGTCCATCTCCAGCAGCGTGTGGTGGCTGCCCCGCACCAGGTCGAGTGTCACCGGGACGATGGGGCGTCCCGGCAGCTCGTCGTGTGGCTCCGCGACGGAGAGCCGCGTGGTCGTACCGCGCCGCGCTTGCTGCCGGGACGCCCGCTCCTCGCGAATGAACAGTACAGAGGTCAGGCCGTACATCCAGATGGCCGACCCTGCCCCCCACAATGGGACGATGAAAACGGCCCGCCGCCACTCCACCCCCGTCTTGATGCACACAACCAGGGAGACAAAGGTGCCGAGTGCGAAGAAGACCTTGCCGTACCACAGCGCCTCGGCTGCGGAGACGCGGACCTCCTCTAGCAGAGAAGGCGCGGCGTCGGTGGTCTCGGAGTCAAGATGGCGGGGCATCGGCCCATACGCTTTCTAGGGAAAGCTGCGCGGGTTCCGGCGAGTCCGCGCCCAGCTCAGATACCATACAACCACGGTCTCTCAGTTTGGCGTCTGATATGTAGACAAAGCCTGTGCGACTATCGTGGTTGGATTTGAAGGGGGCGTCCTCTAGCAGGCCAGATTCCCTGAGCTTATTCAGGTCTACCAAGAACCAATCGGCCAGACCACCATGTCCATCTGACCAACCATACAAGTACCAATCACAAAAGCCCTCTTTTAGTTTATCCAGCTCTGTTTTGACGCCGCCTCGACGCCACGAGCGGATGGTGAGGTCGCGGTATTTCCCTCGGTATTCAGCGCGCCGTATCCTCACTGCAACATCGCCACCGTCAATGGTGACGATAATGTCCGTGGCTTTTTTCAAGTCTCGCTGTGCTGGGGCGACATGGACAGATAGCAAATGCATTGCGTTTTGCTGTAGCACGTTAGCGATGGCCCGCATATGTCCATCGGCCCATTCCCAATCTAGCGCAACATCAGACCTCATTGCCCCACACCTCAAATCCCTCACGCTGTCGCCGGCCAAATAGTTCCAGCCGTGGCGACGGACTGGCTTCGACGACTCGCTCATAGAACACATCTGGCTTTATCGAATGACCCTGTGCCGTAGCCTCGAACCCTAGGCGCAAACCCATCTTGAGTAGTTGTAGCGTGCCGACCCTACCAAATAGAACGTGTTCCGTATCATACATCCAACTAAATGGCGTGGGTCCAACATTCTTGTGCCAGGTCATCAGGCATTGATAGCGCACGCCCCACGATCTGAACAAATCAAAGGAGGTGGGTAGATACTTGTGCGTGGTCCACAGATAGACGTGGCATCCGTCTGGATAGGCCAGCTCGCCAATGGGCAAGCGGTGGATTTCGTCAATCGTCATTGTTGGATAGTCGAACACGTCCTGGTTGGGCCGAACGTCTCTGAGTATCTTCTGGACGGGCCAAGGGGGATCAATGACGAGGGTGCGGTACTGACCAACAATATCGCTGGCATCCAGCACATTCTCGCGCGTCTGCTCGCGTTCTTCCGCCTGTTTCACTCGCTGCCCCAGCCTGTAGAGGTCTTTGCTGGTCAGTTCCTCGTCGCTGGCCTTTGTCTCGGCCACGTACTGCTCGAACGCCTCGTCGGGCACCTGTGCCTCAGTCTGCCAGCGATGGGACTGGGACTTGCTGATACCGAGATCACTAAGTGTTGGGGGTTCATCTTCTAGCGGTTTCACGATGATACCGCCAGAGGAATCTCGGCCCCGCAATTGCCCCGCAGAACCCTTGGCTTTATCCATCTCTGCCAGCAACTCGCCCGCCCGGCGCTCGGCACGCAGCTTGATCTCGGCGATGTCATTCTGCATCTGCAGGCTGTCGGTCTGCTGGCGCACATACAATCGCAGCGCCTCTGCTTGGTCACGCACTCGCTTTACCTCGTCAATGTTCTTGGCTGCGACCAATGCTTGCTTGGCGCGGTCAAAGCGCATCAATACAGATTCACTCATCTCGCCCTGCCTCCCGTGTTAGCGCCACCATCGCATCGCGCAACGCATCAGACATCGACTTGCCAAGCCGCACGCAAGCCAGCTTGAACCGTCGCTTTTCCTGTGGCGTCACCCGAACCATTATCGTCTTGGTACGTCCATCCATCGTGTGCCTCCGTACCAAGATTATAACACGGAACACATGGCCCGTCAAGCGGAATCGCTGTTCCGCCACCTCACCCACCCCGCCAGGGAGAGCAGCGCGCCGATGGCGACGTACACCCACGCGCTGGCAGGGTCGGTCAGGAACAAGAGGGCGGCCAGCATCAGCGTCCCGCCGCCGAGGATGCACAGCAGGCCGGCGAGCATCAGAGGACGGGGTGGGACGGCGAGGGGGCGTCCATCACCGCCCACACCCCGATGTGGTAACGATACCGGATTTGTGGAACTGGGGGAATTGGGTATTGACAACGGTCGGCTAGTATGGTATTATAATAGCACACCACAGAGATGACAGGAGGAGCTATGAAGCGAGCAGAGACCATCGCCATCACTCTATACCCCGAAGACAAAGAGATTGTTGATGCAGCAGATACAGGCGACGCGGGCCGCAGCGCGACCATTCGCAAGATCATCCGCGAGTGGAACGCCATGCGCCAGCGGATGCTGGTGGACACCAAGGAGGTCTACCGTGCCTAACCTCTGCCCCCACTGTCAGCATTCTTTGCCCGACCGGGGCTTGTCCATCTGCCGCAACTGTGGCGCATCGTTCCACCTCCACAACGGGCGGATGGACGCCCTCGGCGGCACGGTGGACCTGCGGCCCCTGGGGCTGCTGGCGGCGAGGTGGGCACACGTTGTCCACCATGTAAGTCAGTAGCCCAGTGGGGCGAGCACTGGGCTACTACCGGGAGGGCGGGGGCGTCGTGCAAGGCCAACGCCCCATCAATGTAGCGCCCCTTGCGGCGCGGATGAGGAGCCAGGCGACCCCTTGGGAGAGTGTGAAAGTCCGCGCTCCAACATCTTGACTATAGGATACCACATCTTCCCGCAGCCGTCACAAAAAGGAGAGCCAAATGGACAAACTCATCGCCATCAGCGCCAACGGATTCTTTGCGATTATGGCCCTACACTGGCTGCCCTGGGGCAAGCTGCTCGGTAGAGAGCTGCCCCGCCCGGTGAGCTACATCATCGGCGTCGCCACCATCGGCGTGACCTACACCGCGTGGCTGGCCTGGGCACGCCCCATGTGGGGACAGACCATCATCGGCTTTTGCGTCGTGGTCGCCGCGATTGGGCTGGGCGACCTGGCGGCGTACCTGATTGACGACTGGGGCGGGGGGAGAATGGACAGGCGCATTCGTGGGCGGACACCGGAACGTGGCATTGAGAGAGACTGACTTGGCTGCCATCGTCCGGGCACGGGACGCGGTGCGACGCCTGGACGCGCTGGCCCTACGGCTCTGCTATCACCGCGTGAGTGATGAGGACATCTGCGAGTTGCGCGAGGCGACACACGACATTATGGCCGCGCTGGACGTGGCCCGCACCATCGCCAGCCGCAGCGACGACAAGGAAACACCATGGAACGCACTGCCGTACTAACGCCCGAACAGGATATCGCGCCCGATTGGCCGGGCTTCCTGGTCTACCCGACCACCGAGTGCGGCTACCGATTCTACTGCCAGTTGCGGAACGTGAACCACATTCGCCCGTACCTGTGGCAGTGGATTGAGGACCACCTCGACCCGCCGGCCAAGGGGGAACGGCGCATCTACACCGTCGCCCGCTGGGACTCGCTGCTGGCGCAGTACGAGCACGAGTGCGAGGCCCAGGACGCCCGCGACGAGGCCGAGACGCAAGACGACGCCCGATACGCCGGGTGTTGGTAGACGCACGATGCAAAGGAGGTGCCCGCCGATGAGCCTTTACAACCCACTCGGTCGGACATTACCTATTGATTGGACCCACCATACGGCGGGTGTCACGACCGGCAGTGTTTTGAACTGCTTGGCGACGGACGGCGGGGCTGGCGACCCCGCTACGAAGTCGCACCACACGAAAAGGAGACAGTGATGAGTGAGAACAACGCCCTAGTACCCGTTCGTAACGAGATGACCCTACAAGAGACGATGACCTTGGGCGACACGCTCGCCAAGTCGGGGTTCTTCTCCGACGCCAAACAAGCGGCTCAGGCTGTCGTCAAGATTCTGGCGGGTCGTGAACTGGGCCTCGGCCCCATCGCATCGATGACCGGGATCAGCATCATCAAGGGTCAGGTGTCGCTGGGGGCCAACCTGATGGCGACCACCGTCAAGCGCGATCCGCGCTACGACTACCGGGTTGCCAAGCACGACGCAGAGATTTGCTCGATTGTGTTCTATCAGAACGGAGAGATTGTCGGCACGTCTACCTTTACGCTTGATGACGCTGACAAGGCCGGACTCTCTGGCGATAACTGGCGCAAGTATCCGCGCAACATGCTCTTTGCGCGTGCGATGTCCAACGGCGTGCGCTGGTACTGCCCCGATGCGTTTGGCGGCAGCCCCACCTACACGCCGGAGGAACTCGGCGCGGAGACGGACGGCGAGGGCAACGTCATCGAGGGACAGTTCCACGACACGCCCAGGCCGACGCCGACCCCGGCCAAGAGCAACGGGCAGCGCCCAATGGCCCCGGAGTTCATCAAGGACCACATCGCCAAGATCGTGGAGAACGGCAAGAAAGACTTGGCTAGTGATGCACAGCGCGGCTTGATCGCCAGCAAGCTAGAGGAATGCTTCTCAGGCGATAAGGACGCCAAGGCCAAGCGGTACAAGGTGATGTGGTGGCTGTCGGGCATCACCAGCACAGGCGAGATGACCAAGGGCCACGCCGACGGGTATCTCAAGTGGCTGCTGGCACAGCAGGAGAAAGACGACAGCGGCGACTATCCACTGCACCCCAAAGCGCCCGCCGAGGCCGCCGCCATCTACCGCGAAGCACTCAAGGATGACGGGCAGAGTGATTTTGCGGAGCTGACCGCAGAGGTGTACGGTGATGAGTGACCGCAACATCGACAAGGCCCACACGCTGATGACGATGGCCGGCCTGCTCATCTCCGACCTACGCAAGCAGCGCAAGGAGATGGAGGCCCTGCTAGAGCAAGCCAAGCGGGGCAAGGAGGTTGACCGTGGTCAACGCGGCTGACTTCCAGGGCGACCGGTCCCGGCGCTGGATGCTGGAGAACAAGTGGCGGAAGGACGTGCTGCGCTTCGCGGACCTGTCGATGGCCTTGTCCACCGCCGAGCCCCGGAGCGACGCCAAGCGCGACTTGATGCACGAGTGGTCGGAGGCGGCGCGCGCGCTCTACACCCGCGCCGCGGACCTGGAGCTGAGGCTGGAGCGCAAGTGACGACGATGCGGCCCCGCGCGCGCCGCCATGGGGCGGCCTGGGTATCCGGTGTAGCCGGGCTAGGCGGCGGGGCGGCATCGACCTACAAAGGAGGGCTAACGTGTACAAGTTCCTGGACGCTTGCGGATGTACGTACTACGATGGTGAGGCATTCATCTACAATTTGCCTGGCCCCGGCGAAGAGTGGGCGCGCACCGACCACCCCAACCCCGCCGAACCGGATGGTAGGCCATGCGGATTTGGGCGGCTGCACCTGATGAAGACGCTCGATGCACAACACGCGCCACAGAATTGGTGGCCGTGGGAAGCGCGGGGCGTGGGCCAGTGCATCGGAGAAGACGATGAGAAGGCGGCTTATGCCAGCGTGGAACTCCGACGCATCCTGCCTGATGAGTTTGCGGAACGGCTGAGGAATGGTGAGGGCGTCGAGGCCGACCTGTACGGGGTCGACCTGTACAGGGCCGACCTGTCCGGGGCCGACCTGTCCGGGGCCAACCTGTACAGGGCCGATCTGTCCGAGGCCGACCTGCGCGGGGCCGACCTGTCCGGGGCCAACCTGTACAGGGCCGATCTGTACGGGGCACGATGGAATGAATATACCATCTGGCCTCACGGATTTAAGCCGCCAGAGAGGGAGGAGGCACAATGACACGCTATACGCGCAGTGGAGCAGGGCACGTTCGGGGACCGCGCCACGTCTACGTCCCCGGGGAACGAGAGCGCGACCGCGTGGCGGAACGGGCCAACATCGCCGCGTTGGTGTTCGTCTTGGCGATTCTCGTCGCGGCGCTGGCCGTGATGTTGTGGTACGCGCCGGGGGTGTGAGATGGAGGCACAGACGTTCCGCCACATCGTCACCGCCGCCCTCATCGGGCTGTTCATCGGCGCCAACCTCGGCGTCGTGCTGATGTGTGTGATGCGCATGGCGTCGCCGGACAAGGAGCCGCATCCCAGCCCCCGCGATAACGGGAAGGTGGGACCATGATGTTCCTCGCGGCCCTACTCGTCATCGCCCTGGTGTGGTGGCTGGCTGGACGGGACAACCCGACATGGTAGCGGCACAGTTGACGTTTGCGGACGCAGCAACCCCGCCCCCCACCGCCACCTGGGACTGGACACCCAAGCGCGACCACGCCCGGCGGCTGTACCGGCGCACCCACTGTGCCCAGTGCCGGGGCGACGTGTGGGCGCTGATTACGCCCGGCTGGCTCGTCGGCGAGTGCGGGCACAAGTGGAGGGACGGATGATAAACATATCGCGTGAAGGATGGCAATGTCCCCGGTGTGGCCGTATATGGTCCCCCGATGTAGAACGCTGTGATTGCATCGAAAACAACCTGATGCCGCTACCGATGACGCGCCTCATCGATCTGAGTCCCTACATCACGCAACATCCGCTGTTTCAGATGATTGAGGCGCTACAACGCAGCGAGACAGAGCGATGCCGCTGCGACGAGTTGGATGGCATACAGCGGTGTCGATCATGTCGGGCGGCGGGTGCGCTGAATGACATCCAAGACATGGCACGCACAACCTTGATGGAGATGGAGCTATGACCGAGACCGCGATCCGAGCCATACCCGCCCCTACCCTGGGGGAGTGCCACCTCTGCGGCCGCCCCGTCGTGCCCGACCAGCGGCGTCCCGACTGGCTGACCTGCCCCACCTGCGGGCCAGTGTACATGCCCCTCGAGGACCACTACATCCGCGTCCACATCGCCTGCAGCCCCGAAGAGGCCGCCCGCCGCGTCGCAAAGCTGCTCATCGCCTTGGAGCGCGCCTGATGCAGACCATTGCCACCTTGTTCAGCGGCGGTGAGGGCGTAGGCGTAGGGGCGCGTGCTGCAGGCTATCGTCACCTGTGGGGCGTCGAGCTCAAGGCATCTGTCGCAGAGGCAGCAGAGGCGAATGGATTTCGTTCGATTGTCGAAGACGTGCTCGCCCTGGATCCGGAATGCCTGCCGCGTCCAGACGTACTGCACGCCTCCCCGCCCTGCCTGGATGCCAGCGGTGCCAATGGCGACCGCACCGAGAGCGAGACCGGCAAGGCGTTGGGCCGCGCCATCGCCCGCTTTGTGCGCGCTCTGCGGCCGCGCGTGTTCACCCTCGAGAACATCTGGTACTATCGCACCTACGAGAGCTTCCAGACCATTGTGCGCACCCTATTCGCCCAGGGCTACATGGTCGATTGGGAACACGTCAA